GGAGCATAAGCTGCAGGAGTAGGAGCATAATCACCTACACTTGCACCATCAAAGTCAAAACCATCAACAAAGTTGTCTAGGTCTCCACCTGTTATGCCAAAGTCAAAGTCAGTATCAGTAGAAGTACCTGCATGTGCTTCTGTAACTTCAAAACCTGCATGAAGTATAACTGTATTCGCAGGAATAGTTAAACCTGGAATAACGTCATTTGCTGCAAGAGCAGTACCTTTATCTGTTACTGCTTGAGCAAAGTCTAGTGTATGCTGAATAAAGTATGGCTGTCTACCTCTAGAACCCATACCTCTAGCAACGGAAGTTGTATTATCGCCTAATGCCATATTAAATTCTCCTTTACGCTAAACAATATGCAGCAGTTACGATAGCTTCAGGTCGAAGTATCTTTCTGCCATACAAATGCATACCACGAACAATATCAGCGAAACTATCAGGGTCTCTGTAAGTTTCTGTTTTGTTGATTTGTTCAGCAGTAGCTACTGCAGATGAATGACCTGCTACAATAATTCCAAAGTTTGAAGTATTCTGACCACCTGTTGTAGAAGGACCTGTGCCTACTGACGGAAGGTTGTTAGATGTGTATACTTTAAAACCATGTAAGTTATTTAAAACAAGACCATTTTGTAATCCTGAACCACCAAAATCTCCATTTAAAAGACGTGAATCTTCATCTTTTAAAATTTCAATAAATACTGGGTCAAGAACTAACCATCTGTTTGTTGTGTCAACATTTTGTTGGTCTAGTAGTCTAGACATACGTGCAATAACCTGTAATGGAAATGCATTACCTGTTGTTCCACTCTTGGCTGCTGTTGCACCACCTGCTCTTGGCTCAAGACCAATCGCATTATTTGCAGTACCTGCAGTACCATTAGTTTGTGTAAAATCAGAAGCGTCAATAGACATTGAGGCTAATAATTCTGCACCCACTAAGTTAGAACCACTAGAGGATGTTGATACGGCTTTAGCACCATTTACTGTTGTATTAACAGTATTTGGAGCGCCATGTAACGCTGACTGTTTAAAACCTGACAAATAACCAAGAACGTCTTGGTCAAATTGGTCAGCTAGTCTATATGCAGCACGGTCTGAAGCTAACTGTTGAAAGTTAACATGACTGTGTGCTTCTTCAATATCGTCAACCTTAAATGCAAAGTAATTAGCTTTGTCAATAGTTAGGCTGAACTCTTCATCGTCAAGGTCTTGTGGTGTAATAGTTGTACCACGAGAATATTCCTTAACTGTAATTTCAGGCTCTTTAATAACCTTAACGGAATCACCCATGTTAGCAATTTCGCCAAAGTAATCAGAATTAGTGATTTCTTCAACGACTGATGACTTGCGGAATGCAAGTTGCACCTGTTTGCTGTAAATAATAGGGCTAAAATTACCATTAGGAAGGTTACCATAACCTGCTGCACTTGAAAATGCCATAAGTTATTCTCCTTTTAAGAATATTTACACAGATGCAAAACATACAAATTTATTAACAGGGCTGACTTACGCTAGGTGCATATCATATAAGCTGTACATTCTTATAATCAATGGGCTATGTTTATCAGGTATTCTAGTAAATTATTGTTGTTTGCGAATTATATAAGTGTAGGTATTCACATAAATGTGGGCTACACTTACATTATATATTATAGTTATACATATATATTACTGTTTGTCAACAGTTTTTTGTTTAGGAACTTCAACAAAACTGAAGTTCACACTAAAAGAGCGTCTTTCTCCTTTAGTTTTAAATGGATAAACACAGTGAAATAGTTCTGCAGGAAATATATAAAAATCTCCTACCTGTGGTTTAACCATAAAATTTGTTTGGTTATATCCTGAAGATGTACCATGAGCAAACTGTATATGTCCGTTTGCAGGATGATGGTCTTTATAATCTTCTTCCCATTCCTTTTCTATACCATCAGGTAGTTTTAAATATCCAACACAGGACATTCGAGAACCTGTATGAATATGTAATGGATTGTACTCGTTTTCAAATTGTCGTACAAACCATCCTGATGCTATTTGTATTCCATAATTATTATTTTCAGTATCTAACTTATCTTTACCAAAAGAATGTCTATACTCAACATAATTATGAAATCTTCCAATAAAATGTGAAAACTCGTCTAACCATAATTTTTCAATAGCTTCACTAAACCTTAATTCTTGTTTAACTTTACCTACTAAATTATCTGACCAGTCCTGTAATTTAGGATTCATCATATCATTCATCTTTTTTATAAAAGACGAACTCATTTTTTTATATCCCATTACAGGACCAAATGGTGCTATATACTCTTCTTCCTTTTTAGGAACATATATTTTACTTGTCATAATACGTTCCTATCTAGCTGAACCTGAAATGTCGTAAATAAATTTACCACTTCTTATAGATTCCATTATAGTCTCTGAATTTTTTTCATACTCTTGAGCAGACATTTTTTGAACATCTGATTCTTTTAAGTAACTGCTACTTTCATTTTCTACAGGTTTACTTTTAGAAGATTTAGCATTTACAGATTTTGCTGCTTCTTTATTAGTAGATGCTTTTTTAGGAGTTATATTTTTATCTATCTTATATAAATCTATAGCTCTAGCAGCTGACCTTGCATCATTATCATTTTCATATAAAGCATCTTGAACCCATTTAGGCTGTTCTTCTGCCCATTCGTGAAACTCGTCTGTGTCTCTTATTTCAGCAAAATCAGGATGTATTTTTAATAATTCAGTCTCTGCTTTTTCTTTAGTAACATTAGACTGCATTTCATCAATAGCTTTTACTCTTTCTTCTAATTCTTTAGATTGCTCTGTAGCTTTTTTAATTGCTATTGTTTCTATTATACCTGCTACGTCAGGATATTTTTTTGCCCACTCTTCTATTTCTTCTTCTGTTTTGGGTAACTTAATTTCCTGTTTAGTGGAAGACTCTAACTGTTTTTTTAAAGATTCTATTTCTTTTTTATAGTCTTCTACTTGTTTTTGAGAGTGTCTTCTTAAATCACCGTAGCGTTTTTTAAAACTTTTTTCTTCAGCATTCTCAGGTTCTTTTTCTTCTTTCTCAACCTCTTCTGCTGCAGGTTCTTCTTTTTGTTTTTTAAGAAGCTCTTCTAAAGCCTTCTCGTCTTTTTCAAGTCTTTCTTTTTGTGTGTAAGGTTTACTTACAAATGCAACTTTTTTAGGTGTTGTCTCCTTTGTCATAACTAATTCTTCAGCCATGTTCTTCTCCTTTGTTGGGGTCATAGTAGCCACTTGGGGGTGTGAGTAGCCAACAATATGTGGATTATTTTTTAGAAGCTACTCCACCACGCTTCATATTCTTCTTTTTAGGTTTAGCTTTTTGAATTACACCACCTTTATTTATTCCTCTAAGCATCTGTTCTCTAGAGAGTTTATCTTCTCTATCTGCACGTTGTTTATCCATCTCTGCTTTTTCTTGTTCTCTTCTATCTTTTTCTCGGTCTATGGCTTGCTGTCTGTTTACTTCTCTTTCTTCTCTAGCAGCTTCTTTTGCTTTTTCTGCTGCTTGATATTCAGCTACTCTCTTTTTTTGTGCTTCTTGCTCTTTCATTTTTGCAGCTGTAGCTTTAGCTGACTCTTCTAGCGCTTTTGCTTGTGCTGCTTCTAATGCAGTTATTCTAGCAAACTCTTCTTCAGCTTTTTGTTTTGCTATTAGTCTTGATTTTTGATAAGCTGCTGCTTCTGCCTCTGCTTTTGCTTGAGCTTCAGCTTCTTGTTTAGCTTTAAAGTTAGCATCAAATGCTGTACCTCTATCTCTATCAGAGTCGTCAATAAAATCTCCTTTTAACTCATTATAAGTTTCTAAAGTTCTATTATATGCACTTTCAATATCATCTTCATTAAATAAAAATCCTGGAGCTTTTATTTTCTTACCAAAAATATCTATAGTAGCTTCTCCATCCTTTATTTTCTTTTTTATTTCATCAAGAGTTAAACCTTTATTTTCTTCCATTACTTGTTTAACTACATTATCATAGCTTCTATTTCTTTGTTCTTTTTCTTCTTCAGCTATTTGTCTTTGTCTTTCTTTATCTTCCTGTTCAGGTTCAGTTATATCTAATAGAGCATCTTCAGTAATACCTTCTTCTTCAGTAGCTGTTTCTTTTAATGTAAATCCTACAGGTAAAGTATAGCCTGGAAGTATATTACCTCTAAAGTATGGTACATTTATAATAATACCTTCATCATTTATATACTCTCTATACTCGTCAGCTACAGGAGGTACAAATACATTAAACTTAGGTAATGGGTCTGTAGGTTCTGCTACAGGAACATCAGCTACAGTAGGTGATTCATATTCTTGGGTTGGGCTAATAGGTCTAGGTTGCACTGGCATTGTAGGTATTCCAATTTCAGGTTTTGTTATTGTTTCACCTTCCTCAAAAGATACACCTTCAGGTATACCACCTTCTTGTAATTTAACTACGCCTCCTTTAGATGCAGAAACTTGTTC